CACACGTAATAAAAATTGATATACTGTAAGACCAAACTGCTAGGAGAAAAAGTGAAAGAATTAAACATATCAGACATTCGTATTGATGGTGGAACACAGATACGAAAAGAATTAGACCAAGACAAAGTAAGTGATTACGCAGAGAAGATGAATGATGGGACTGAGTTTCCGCCCATTACTGTATTTTTTGATGGCTCAAGTTACTGGCTGGCCTCTGGATTCCATCGCTTGTTTGCAGAAAAACAACGCGGATCTATAGTTATCAAAACCAATGTAATAGATGGCACGATTGATGATGCCATTTTGTTCGCTCTTGGTGATAATAAGCATGGCCTAAACATGACTGCGGAAGACTATCGCAGATCAATTAACATTATGCTTGAGCATCCTACATGGAGTAAGTGGTCTAACGCACAGATAGCCAAGCACGTTGGTACATCAGCAATGACAGTTGGGCGCGTAAAAAAAGAGAAAGCAGATCCACAACCAGCAAAGAAAACTTATGTAGATAAGCACGGCAACGAATCTACTATGGACACATCCAAAATTGGCAAGAAGAAGCCAAAGGATAAGCCTAAAAAGGATCCAACAAATGCGCCATCAATTACATCAAGTACATATAATCCAGAAGAAGAGAAGCTCCAAGAACTCATGGATACCATCACAAATCTGGCGGATGAAAACACGGTTCTCAGAGATAAGATCGCGATTGGTCAATGGGATGCCTCCGAGATCGAGAAGATTGACGCGGAGGAGACTATTAAGAATCTTAGAGAACAAATCCGTATTCTGGAAATTGACAATCAAGCATTACGAGAAAGTCGCGACATGTTTCAGAATCGAAATGCGGAGCTTATAAAATCAGTAAATTCATTAAAGAAAAAATTAAACAAAGGTGAATAATGGAAAAGGATTATTCTGAATATCTAATTAATGCTCAGAAGTTATTAAAAGGCATAGAAGAAAGTGCAAACAATCGTCAGTACAAAAAGACATTTGAATATGCGTATCATCTTGGAGAGCTGGTTGATATGTTAAAAGAGTCATTAGTTAAAAAGTAACCCACACCGCAGGGTTTGCGGAAGTTAAGGAGTAATATGGAATTACAATTGCGTGAGCATCAATCATGGGTCATTGATGCGTTAAGGGATGGGTTTAAAGCGGGACATAGGGCGCAGTTATTGTATGCCCCAACAGGATTTGGAAAGACTGAAGTAGCTATCTCATTGATGAAGGCTACCTCAGATAACTACAAAAAATCATCTATGATTTTAGATCGCATCGTACTAGTAGATCAGACCAGTATGCGACTATCCAAATACAAAATCAGGCATGGGGTTTATCAGGCCAATCATTGGAAGTATGATACCTCCGAGCGTATTCAGGTATGCTCCGCGCAGACCTTAGAGCGTAGGAATAAGTTTCCTGATATTGATCTGTTAATTGTGGATGAGTGTCACATCACCCGCAAAAAGATTACAGACATCATTCTAGAAAACCCTAAACTAAAAGTAATTGGACTGACCGCTACTCCTTTTACTAAAGGACTTGGCAAGATATATACCAATGTTATCTGCGCGTCTACAACGGGCGCGCTGGTAGATAAGTCATGGCTTACACCTCTTAAAGTTTTTATTTCTAAAGAGATTGACATGACAGGGGTAAAGAAGGTTGCTGGTGAATGGAGTCCTGACCAGGTGACAGAGCGTGGTATGCAAATCACGGGAGATATTGTTACCGAATGGATTAAGAAAACCCATGAAGTATTTGGCAGACCGCGCAAGACGATTGTGTTCTGCGCTGGTGTGGCTCATGGTCAAGACTTAGTAAATCAGTTTGCTCAAAAAGGTTATAACTTTGTATCAATTTCATATAAGGACAATGATGAATTTAAGAAAGCTGCCATCGAGGATTTCTCCAAGCCTGATACAGATATACATGGTCTTATTGCTACTGATATTCTCACTCGTGGGTTTGATGTGCCTGATGTTATGGTTGGGGTATCAGCTCGCCCATTTAGTAAGTCACTTAGTTCTCATATTCAGCAGTTAGGGCGCGTCATGCGTCCATGCGAAGGCAAAGAGTTTGCTCTGTGGTTAGATCACTCAGGTAATTACCTTCGTTTTAGAGATGAATGGGATCAAGTTTATGCCGATGGCGTTCAAGATCTTCACAATAAAGAAGAGAAGACTAAGAAAGAGCCTACTGAAAAAGAAAAGAAAGAACAGAAGTGTCCTGTATGCACCGCGCTCTGGCATAAGGGTAGTGATACATGCCATGCTTGTGGTTATATCAAACCTAAGAAGCAGATTGAAGCCGTAGCTGGTGAACTGATTGCGCTTGGTGAGATGGGCAAGTCTAATGGTAATGAGAAGCAAGTTTTTTATTCAGAGCTATTGCATATAGCCAGTTCCAAAAATTACAATTCTAATTGGGCAAGCCATAAGTATCGTGAGAAGTTTGGTGTTTGGCCAAAAGGTTTAGATCATGTATCGCGCATTCCATCTTTGACAACAATGAATTGGGTTAAGCATAAAAATATTGCATGGGTAAAAGGCAAACAAAAGGCAAGGAAAGTAGCATGAACAATCAAACAAAGGATCAGAGCGTAATGACACAACAAGAAATAGCAGATCAGTTAGGGATAAGCCGTTCTAGAGTGAATCAATGTGAAAAAAGTGCATTAGAAAAGATTAGAGTAGTCCTTGAAAAACGAGGAATCAAAGCCAGCGACTTTTTGGAGGTCAAATGATATTTGAAGATTTTGCTAGGTCGCATGGCCTTATACTAAGTGGTGTCCAATTAGACAGATGGGTCCCAACTCCAACAGAAGATCATCCGCGCAGTAGTAACGGGCGGTATAAGTATTTAGGTAATGTAGGCTGGGTGCAGAATTGGGCAACTATGGAAAAGCCAGCAACTTGGTTTGCAGATGGCAAGTCTATGAGTAGTCCTGATGTTAGGCAAAAGATAGAGTTATCTAACAATAAAGCAAGAGAGGCATCTGAAAACGCAAGGAAGAGAGCTGGGTGGATCTTGCATCAGACTGAGTTAAAGACGCATCCTTATTTAGCATCCAAAGGATTTGCAGAAGCAAAGGGTAATGTTTGGGAAAAGGATGGCAAAGAAATCCTAGTTATACCTATGTATATTGACATGCACTTGGTTGGAGTTCAGTTCATCGACCATGAGGGGAATAAGAAGTTCTTGCATGGTCAAACGACTAAAGGCGCATCCTTCTGCATGAACGCAAAGGGTATCCCGATATTCTGCGAGGGTTACGCGACTGCTCTCTCTGTTAGGGAGTGCATGAAAGCGAGCAATATCCGCTATTCGATCTATGTTTGCTTTAGCGCAAGTAACATGAAGAATATAGTGAGGATAGTCGGGAATGGGTTCGTCATTGCCGACAATGATCCCAATTGTATCGGAGAGATGTCTGCCAAAGAAACAGGCAAACCGTATTGGCTCTCCAAAACAATCGGGAACGATTTCAATGACGATCATAGATTACATGGCACATTTAAGATGTCTCAGATTTTAAAAAAAGCTCTACTAAACTCTGGTTTGAGGATAACATAGATAAATTAGCCTCGATCTGAGTGGTATATTTTTTTTCCATTAATCGTTGAAATCTGGCCTCAATCTGCCTAATTCGTTCTCGCGTTAGGCCAAAGGGGTTTCCAGCACTAGTCAAAGTCTTACCTTGCGCCCGTAAATTAAGAATAATCCAATATCTATCCTTTAATTCTTGGGATTTATGCTTGGTATAGAGGGCATCAAACTCTTCCCGCGTAGGGAAGTCCACTAATAGATAAGGTGTGGCCTCATGCTGGGTGCTATTCCTAATCGGGACTTTTCCCCGCCCTTCTTTAAGATTCATCATCGTCTAACTCTGAACTCTCGACCTCAAACTCAATATCAAGATTGTTGTAATTCATATTCTCTGCCTCTTCTAAGGCCACCTCTTCAGCCTCGTCATAGTCAGGCGCGGTCACAAATACAGTCGTTGTGCCATAAAAGTTAAGTCTTACTGCATAGCCCTTCATTTTCATAATTTATTCTCCTGTTTGTATGAGTTCATGGTCAAAGCAGACATAATCATTATCTGCATCACAAGTCTTGCAATCAGGATCGGGTTTAAGCTCCCCACCTTTAGCATAGAAATCCTCTACCTTTTGCCTTCTGTATGCCAGCCATTCATCGCTTGTCATCTTGTCAATATCAATCATTCTTCTTCCTTCTCAAATATTCCAATAGCATCAGCCTCTTCAACTAAGGCCTCTACGGGCGCGTAATAAAGTAAATCAGCCACTAGAGAATCAATCGGCCTTTCCTGATGCAAATAATCTAAATAACGATCATATTGTTCAGGTGTCCATCCCAATGACCGCAATTTTTCGTTAGTCTTTATGCCGTAGTCATAGTTAAAAATGTTTTCTTTAAAATCCGTTGGTATTCCTTGCCCGTCAGATAATAATTCTTTCAATGTTTTCTTATTCATATTCGCTTTCCTTTCTTAGGCCTTTTACATGTTCAATCCAAGCATCAATAACATCCCAATTTATTCCTACTTCACAATCATGTTCTTTAATCATTAAGCGCAATACTTCTCGCGCCTCATCTTCTGTCAAATCGCTATATGGTTCATCTTCTGCGCCATTGTCTTGTTCAATGATGTCATCTGTATGCCACCACTCAGCCACCCAATTAGGATCAAAGGCGCGCTTGACTGCGCCTTCTGCCTCGGCCTTCGTTATACCTTTTGGTAAATCTACTTCAATCATTGTTTTCATCATCTTCTCCCGCGACATAAACTTCTTCGTAAATGGATTTAATAACTTCATCTTCATGTTCATCAGCACAATATTCAATAACATCTTGAACTGTAAATTGGCCTACATGAATGGTTCGGCCTGATTTAAATTCGACCATGTAAACATTCTCAAAATCGGTGTCATAACTCATTTTCTTGCTCCTCTTCAAAAATATAGTAAGGTGCTTCCTCGTATTCAAATTCGCATGGGTTCTTGGTGATAAAGTAATTAACCCTGTTTACAAGGTGATACCCGCTAGTGATATACAAATTGCCATCATCCCCATCCACCAGAGTCCATACTCTCGCGGGTTCGCTATTGGCTATGCTTAAGACATAATCAAGCTCTTCCCCGTAAGTTTCAAACTTGTCATAGGCCTTCGGATCTATGTGGTTCTGCATAGGTTGATACTTGGTTTCCCACGCGTTTAGTTGATCTTCCCAATTAAGCATTTTCATTCTCCTTATATTCAAGTGGGCTAAAAGAATCATCAATACTTACATCAGCTATACACCATTCATAATCAGGGCTAAACTGTTCATTCGCTAAATCAATAGCATCCTGTTCATTCTCGGCCTCGACAATCTCGGTGCAATAACTAGCAAAAACTACTCTATATGTTGTCATTTTTGATTCCTCTTTCAGTTAAATATGCTCCAATAATTTCATCAATATCTTCGCTATGCTCTGTAATTAAGCCTCGGTTGATAATATCTAGCGCAATATCAGCAATACGCCAACGCGACTCTGCTCTAGGATGGTCGGTTAAACTATCTCCGACTTGCCAAGCGACTTCGATTGCTATTTCTAGCATTGTGTTAGTTTTCATAATTGGCCTCGTACTAAGTGGTTTTTTTGTAATGCTTTCAATAGCTCATCTTTGATATAAAAATCTTCTTCGTTTCCGTTCATCGTTACGCCATCTTTCCAATTTAGGCAAACCCTAAAATCATTTCTTTTATAGACTATGTGGTAATCATGTTCTTGAGTGTCTGTATAAAACACTTTTTCAACTATGCTCCCATCATGTCTATAAATTACTGACTTTCCCTGATCTACTGCTTTTTTGATCTCATTTAGTGTCATATCTTGGCCTCAGACTAAGTGGTTAAAGTGGTTGTGACTTGCTCGCCTTGTTTCTCGCATAGGTAAACTGATACCTCATAAGATTTCTTGGCCTTAAGCTGAGTGCTTGCCTTCTGTTGCGCCTCATAGCTAGTGTTGGCATACACTTCAATTTGCTTGCCTTTGTATAGGGCTATATATCCGTTCATTTTGTGGTTATCCTTGTATTGCTTTTTCCCAAGTTTCGGGAATGTTTATTTCTTCTAATCTATCGTCTAAATATAGGCCGTTTCCTATACCTAGCATCGCCTCTAAAAAAAATCTATGACTCTCGGTTAATAATTCCAAGATTTGATCTTTGCTCATGGTTTGCCATTCAATAAAATCATGGCGTAGGATTGTTTCTACTTTTTCTGTATTAGTCATTTTGTGGCCTCGTTTTTGGTGGTTAATCTTCGGGTTGTTCATCAGGTCTATAAGCAAGGTCATAAAACCCGCGTTCAATAGGTGCGACTATGATTATTTGCCCGTTTTCATCTCTAAATTCATGCCCGTTATCATCTAAAGCTATCCCGTTGCGGTCTATATATCTAAATTCCATAATTGGCCTCGTTCTTGGTGGTAGGAATTATGCTCACTTCCCATAATTTAGAGATAAAGCGCAAATTAAGCATTTTTTTAGGAAAATCTAAGCCCTCGATTTCTCTAAACTCGTTGAAGTGTTCAATTATTTGGGCGCGTGTTGGCGGGTTGTCATAAGACCATGAGCAAAACCCCGTACCCTGTAAGCAGTTAATTAGATAAGTTCTCATGCTATGGCCTCGCTATAAGTGAGAATTGTTGAAGTGCTAACCCATTCCCCGCGCTCGCCATTCCAAGCGGTGGCGGGTAGTTCGCATTTATACATTTTCGCGACTAGGTCAATTTCCCCTAGTGTTTGCTTATCATTACATAAGGGTAAACCCTCATAAATCAGGCTATACCCGTTTTCGGTTATTGATAGAATTAAATTTTCAGTTTTCATTTTTTGGCCTCGGTCTTGGTGGTTATATTTCAAAATCTGCATAAACTTTGAGCGCGTGATCGCGCACCGAATAACCCGCAATAAACGGGTCATTCTCGCGGGTTGCTAGTTGCTCCATTAGTTCTAGAGCGCTCTCTTTATCCGAGAATTGCGCTATTACCTCGCTTTTTTGGGTAGTGTTGCGGTATAAGTAATAAATCATGCACTCACCCCACTTTGAATTGGCGCGTATGAGGGGGTTGCGTTGTGGTGGTCGTATCGCTCATAATCCCGTTGTCCTTGCTGTACTCCATCACAATATAATTTTTGATGGTGATCTGAAAATAGGTAAATATCGGGAAATTCACAAGGGGAATAATTGCGCCCGTCTCGATAACCTACGGCATAAGCGTAAGCGTCCGAGTAAAATTCGGTTGTTCTAGTTTTCATGCGGTGGCCTCGTTTAGTGGAAAATAAAGCCTAATTTTTAAACATTCGCTATATAACCCGCAGATCTCACAACGGGAGAAAAAGCCTTCCCCGTCATAATCTACTAGGTCAAAATGCCCGTTTTCTACGGGTAAATTGTTCATAAATAGATCGAGTTCTTTTATGTCGCTATCTATCAGGCCTGAATAATCCCCGTTGATAATCGCGCTTGCAAAATGCGAGCTAATTTCGTATTGGTAGTAGTCGAATTTCATGCTATCCCCTCTAGGTTGTCAAAATATTCCTGTGGCCTTGTAATGGCACAATGCGCCCATTTATTTATATGGCGGGTTGTGGTATTGCTCCATTTTTTTTCGGTCTTATAAAATTGGCCGTTTTCCCAACTAGCTACGGGAGTGCAATAGCTAAAAAGCACTTTTATTCCGTTGTGAAGGGTAATTTCTGCTAAATTGGCCTGTATAGGGTTATATTTCATGCTATGGCCTCACTTTCTGTAATTTGTTGGGCTATTGCTTGCGCCTCGCTTGCCTCGCGTTTAGCTCTGCGCGCTATATCTTCCAATTTCTGCGCGTAATGCTTGGGAAGGTCAAAATTATCTAGGAATGAATACCCCGCTTTTCTTGCTTGTTCGCTTGTTTTTACGGCCTGATCTAGTTCTTGGTTGCCAAGCTCTTGCCCGAAGATATCGAATAAGTGAAACCGAAACCCGCGCCTAGTTTTTTGCATGTCTAAAAAGCTACTTTCAACAATAAAAAACAATAACCCGCTTGCGGTGTGGTGCGCGCTATTGATGCGCGCTCCAAAAAATCTAAGCGCGCTATCGGTTGCAAAATGAGAGCGTCCCTCTAGGTTTAATTGCGCGTTGGGTTTTGCATAGCTAGACTTATTGCCGTATAACTCGGCAAAACCTGATTTTTGAATGATTTTGGCTAAATCGTTGTTTTCCATTTTTATAGTCCTAATAAAATAATTGCGAAGTGGAATAGAGCGTTCCCTATGACTAGGCCAATATAGGTAAAACAAGCTACAAGGCCAAGATTAAAAAGAAAATCAAATTTTGGAAACATAAAAAACCCCTTTATATGGTTGCGGTTTGTTTTACTTCAAAACTAAAGCCCAATGCTTTAGCGTGTCTAATTGTTTGCTCGGTTAGCGTCTTAGTCCCCGCAATACGGGCAAGATATAGCGCGGTATCATTTACAGGGTAGATAGTCTTATTCCCGTAAATTTCGCGGATCTCTACAATGGCGGTATTATTCATTTTTAAGTAAGGCCTATCTCTAGGCCTTATCCCTTTTTAATTGTCTAAACTGTCGGCTAAATCTTCGAGCATTGATACAAGGCCATCATAATCTTCACTCTCACCGAGTAAGCTCGCGAGCATAAAAACTTCGCTACGCGGTACGCCAAAATCCTCGGCAAGTCCTGATAAATACTCTTTTCTAGTCATTTTTTAATCTCCTAGCAGTTAATTAAATGATCGTCTAATGACAATCCCTAAACCCTCGCGCGCGAGGGTTTAAAGGTGTCACTATGCGCGGTTCTCTTGTCCTAGTTCTATCATGCGGTCATTAAATGCGCGCTTTAATATAGCTAAATCAGGCTCTACTTCAGCGCGTAATGTTGGCGTATAAGGTGTCCCGATATAGGCGCGTATCATATGGTCAAAATTACTATAAGCGGTGTAATAGCTCGTAATCGCGTCAATATCAATCCATTTCGCGCTTGTAATATTGCAGTCATCGGCCATCATTTCGTAATGATCTCCGCAGACATAACCCCTAAAAGGTTTTTCGCCATTGTGACCAGAGATAAACCATTGCGCGGGGATATTGTCTTGCTCGCCTTGCTTACAGGAAAAGCAAAAAGCCTTGTAGTTTAATTTCATAATCTAATCCTTATATCTAAAGGGTTTGCGGTCAATATATAGTAGGTATAAAATCAATAAATCACCTACTATATGAGCATGATTTTAGGCCGTTATACTTGCTTGTCAAGTGTTTTTATCAATTATTTTATTATCGCTTTCCCTTAAGGGTTTACCCGTATATTTGAGGGTATCAATAGTGCGTATTGATCGCGGGGATATTGCGCAAGGCCTACGCGCGGGCTATTGGCGGGCTAATCCCGAAGGGAAACAGTCCAAAGGATCAAACCCTACAAGGGGAATAACACTCAATAGATAGAGAGTGAATACTCTTAAACTGTCCCGTATAGCTAACCTTGCTAAACTGTCCTATACTTAGGGTATGCAAATACCTAGTAAATACCTATGACTAAACCCATTAAGCTAACCCGCAAAGAAATAACCGAAGGCCTCAAAAATATGCCTATCGAGAATATCCTTGTAGGCGCGCACAATGCCGACAAAGTCAGACTAACCAAGAAACAAAAAGACTTTGCGCGCAAGGTTGCAGAAGGTAAACCGAAGGCGCAAGCGTTCCGAGAATCCTACAATACAAGCGCATCACCACAAAGTCAGGCAGAGCAAGCAAGCCGACTAGCAAAGAATCCCAAGATAGCATCAATGATCGAGGCGTTCACTCTGGCCAATGAGGCGAGGGAATATCTTATTCCCGCACAAATAAGAACAATGGCTATACAAAATCTAGTCACCATAGCTATTGACGAAGGGGAAAAGACTAGTAATAAGTTGAAGGCCTTGGAGCTAATCGGCAAGATGTCCGAGGTTAGTCTATTCGCTGAGACTAAGACGCACCTACATTTACATTCTAGCCAAGATATTAAGGGCCGACTATTAGAGAGCCTAAGACTAGCATTCACTAGCTCGCG